CATGAAACCATTATCTCGCGAAAAATTTTTAAATGTACTATCAGAAGATCTAGATCCGGTTGTGAATTTACCGGAAGAAGATGAAGAGCAAGCGGTTGCTGACACACTGGACGACACTGAAACGTCAAACCAAATACAAATACCAGACAATCCAGAGATTGCATTGAGAAAACAACAAAGTGAGAGAACAATACAAACACTTTCGACATGGATTGGTGAAGTTGAGAATTTCATTGATTATTTAAACGGTACAGAAGAAGGGTCCATCAACTATACATTGAACTCATCTGATTGCGATAGCTTGTTGACAGACGTTCAGCGTAGTGAAAGTAAAAAGATATCTAGACTGGCTCAAGATCTATCTAGTCTAGGAGAAGCACTAAAGCAATATTTGTTGTTGGCGAGACGTAAAGAGTCTGGTGCGGATTCTATCTAATCTGTTTAAGCTTGACAATACCCTGCAGACCACAATATGTGTTCTTCTGTATAAATTCTGAGCCAAGCTGATCTATTTTAAATTTGACACACACGTCATTTATATCCTTGAATTGTTTGCCTAAATCTCTGGGCCATAGGAAGACACAAGCTCCTTGATTTAATAGTATCTCGCTTTTCATTCTGCTAGCAGAATCTTGCCATTGGCTATCCAACACCCAAGTTGGTTGCATCAAGAACAATCTCTCGATTTGTTTCTGTTGAGTAGCAGAAAACAATTGCTGACTACGTTCCTGTATGCCTGCAACAGCAACAGAATTTTTTATGAAAAATGAATCTATAGGACCTTCAGTGATGTACAATTGATCAGCATTAGGTTCAATGTTGTTGTAGTTAAATAAAGTCTTCTCGCTATTTTGCTTGGAAAGGTATTTCGGTTTATCATCTGTGTTCAGTAGTTTTCTTGTCTGGTAAAAACTACATTTACCGTCTTTATCGTAAAATGGTATCACTAATCGGTTTTTGTGCACATAATCCGTCAATGTGACATATAATGATTTAGGTTTGTTTGCAGCTGTATTCAATCGTCTTGAAACTATAGTTGAGCAAGCTTGTCTCACTACAGGGTCACTCGCGTAATATGATAGTTGTGACTTGTCAAACAAGTTTATACTGTCTTTGGGCAAGTCGTCTGTGTTTACTCTTACAGGTTGCTCGTTGATATGCACACCATATTCATAATCTCCAGTTTCTATTTGTTTGGCCAGCTCCGAAAAGTCTATTTTTTCGATCTCCATCACCCATTTTACCGGTGCACCATACCATCCGCAATTATGACAACATATCACACTGTTTTTAGGTATGTAATAACACCTTCTCTTGCGATTCCAACTGTTACCTTCTCTACACACAGGGCAACCGCCCATATAAGTGTTTGTGGATCTTACAAATTTTGGATAACCAGCGTGCTGATAAAACTTTTGAATGATGTACTCTTCAGGTATTACCATTCATCTATTATACAGTATATTTTACTGTAACTCTACTTTTTTGGTTCGACCTTGACAACACCCTTTTGTACAAACATACCAGAATCAGGACAATACCAATACGCTTCAGTGTATATCTTGTTATTTGATTCACGTGTGCGTATCTGTGGTCGTATCGGACTGCCGGTTACTGGCGAAGGGATTATTTTTGGTTGAACATATGGTATATCATTCATACCATTATTTATTGAGTTGTAGCTTATTTACAATGCTTTCCAGTGTAGCTGGTGTGTCCTGTCCAAATGCATTTTTCCACACACCGATACTTTTAAGTGGAGTGGTGATTTTTCTGTCCTGGCATAACTGTACAAATTTATCGAAATCCGGTTTTTGGTCACTCAACTTGTCGTATTGCTCTTGATACAGCTCTACATCTCCTGGATGATGTTCCAATCCTTTGTTCAGGTCTATCATCTCTAGATTGTGTTTATATGGTTTCAATCTGTCCTCACCTAATTTTTGTAGTAGTGATTGATCATCAGGACATTCATTCAATAGTTTTATTGCAGTTTTAGGTCCACATCGATCTATACCTGGTAAATTGTCAGATTTATCACCCACCATCGATTTGTATCGGAGAAATTGATCCATACTCACCCCAACAACATCTTCAAAATTTTCATGATCGATTATAACATCCTTTATTGGACTATACACTGTTGTTGTTTCATCCACAAGTTGCAACATGTCTTGGTCTACACTCACAATAACAGTTTGCTCGGATTGATTCTTAGCCAACCAGCTTATCACATCATCTGCCTCGAGTATACCTGGGTACATGTTTTTAACTCCTAGTGCATTCAACAAATCAGTTGTCGCATCTTCATGGCTGAACACTTTAGTGTTCTTCTCAACATCTCTATTACCCTTGTAGTCAGATTGCTTTGCTAATCTTCGATAGTTTTTCACACCACGTATCAAACGCTTATCCCACACTGAGTATACATTGTTGCATGTGAACATGTCAACATACTTTTTAACACTCGTCAGAAATATATATGACGGGTTGAGGTTTGATCTCGCGTTCTCAGTTATCCATACCGCTCGATGTAAAAGATTGCTTGAGTCGATTAATATTGTTTTTACTTTTTGCTTCATTATATTGGGCACAACAGATTTCATATACATTATGTGGTAGTTTTTCGACAACGGCAACTATTTTACTCTTCAAACCAGTTTCAAATGTTTCACGTTCTATAGATATTGTGTCTATCTCCGGTAGAACTAAAAAATTGTAATGCTTTTCGTCAGTTGATATATACACATAGAAATGGCCCTTGTGTGTGCCATGATTCACAGCGAAAATTTTACGATGGTATTTATCCTTGTTGAGTAAACCTTTGAATTTGTTGATCATTTCTCGTTGTAGCCATTTTTGCTATGCATCTCTTGAGACTGGTTTTGGTTTCCGGTAATTTTAAATTGATATTTGTTATTTTAAAGTCGCTCAACACGCAGTTTGATCTTTTTGCTACAGTGGACTTATACAATGTGTCTAAATTAATATTCTTCCAGTTGTTGTTCACCAAACCGTATTGTTTCATCAGCTCGATAATTTCTGAGGTTAGTACTGGTTGAGGATTAACAACATTGTAGATTCCATATTTATGTTGCATGGTTCCATCCAATAAATCAGACAGAAAATACAAAATATACCCACACAAATCCTCTACATTTGTCAATGAATTCTTCTCATCTATTATGTTGTCATACTTTAGTAGTTTGGTTATTATGTTTCGCTCCGACCATGTGCTACAAAAAGGCATTCTGATCCTGAATGTATACACTGGTAGGTTACGCATCATCAATTCACAGGCATGTTTGGTTTTGCTGTACCAACTACTGTCCGGGGAAGATAATCCAAAGTTAGGTTCATCATCTTCAGTGTAATCTTTCTCGTAACCATCGTATATACATCCACTAGAAATATGTATCATAGGTGTCACAGTATCCTTGCAGACCTTCTGTATATTCACCGGTACGGTTACATTATAATACCAGGTATTATGTTTATCAGCTTCACATGCGTCAACGTTGGGTCTCCCGGTGTATCCACATGTGTTGATCACAAGCTTGATATCTGTTTTGGTTATATAGTTGTACAAGCACTGTCTGTTGGTGTAATCAAGCTCTTGCTTGTTCACATGTACAATTTCATAACAACTGTTCAGACAATTCGATAACGCGGTTCCAATGTAACCTTTACCTAATATCAATATTTTCATTATATAATTGGAGGCCCGGCAGGTGGTGTAGGATCTTGATATTTCATCATAAAACGCTGTATAGATGCACCTAGAGAATCACTATCTTTTTGAGTCTTGGCATTCACAAGCGTGACAGGGTCTCCATCTATTGTGTATCCCAGCAGTAGAAAGCAACCCAGGTGTTCTTCTATATACGAATTGATGTTTGTCATCTGTTTGTGGCTAGCTTTTTTCTTTTTTGCAGCTTCAACTAAATTCAACCGGAATGCCGCCTCGATTTTTTTCTCTATCTCCTCGTCTAGTTCTTCTTCCTTGGATTTTTTTCTACTTGATTTACGAGAAGATTTACGTTTGGGTTGCTTGTCATCATTCTGTGTCATATACATGTATACTTACGTTTTCTTGACATACAATTCAGTCTCTGGAAGTATACCTTTACGTGTGAACATGTTTATTAAAACTTCCATACTACTTGTTTTGATAGTCAAGTTTTTTTGAAATCTTAAACCTCCATCATACAGCTCAAATTCAGGCGTATCATTCAACTCCTGTCGGTTCACAAGGCATGTGATGAATAAGGACTCCACTCCCGGGTTTAACATGACTGTCCATTTGCGTGGATCCTCAGTTGAGTATGCTTTCATCAAATCCCATATGACATATCCATTATCTTTCAATCTCTTCTTGAAATATGATAGAGTGTGTATTTTGTTTTTCATTATAATATATTATCCCACATAACCTGAAGATACAATGGATATGTTGGTATCATTACATATCAATTGAAATAAAAACACATTTAATTTGGTGTTTATGTGTACTTTCAGTTCTGTGAAGCGTATGGAGCTAATAATACGTATTGTTTCAAAACCGATAGGTAATTCTCTTTCCAGGTCATCACCCTTGACATTAGTTGAAATCAACTGCGTGAAACTGTCCACGTTGTGTCTCTGTCTGTCGGTTAGAGTTGCAAACACTTGACCATTTTCTGTATAGAAATATATCTTATCAGTATCGGTTGTGAAAGTACTGCCTTTGACCAGTTGATTAACAGTTTGTTGATCAACACTGAATACCGTGTTGAACTCAATTTGCTTTATTTTCGATATGTCAACAGATGGTGGATCTATGATACCATCCTCCAGTAAATGATATTTGAAACCGACAGAAGCTGATCGATGCTCAATATTATTATTATTGAACGATAACTCAACTTGATCTTCCTGTATACACGCTAGGACCTTGATCAATTTGTTTATGTCTGGTATGTTCAGAAATAATGTTTCCGGTACATCGTTTGACTGGCTGTATACACAATGTACTATCAATGTACCATCTGCACTCGAACTAGTTGAAACAAACTCCTTTTCTCTTACCTTGATTACTGTATTCTCTGTCAGTTTTCCAATGGGTGACAGAAAGCTGTTTATAAAATCAGCCTTGTTGTTTAACTTTAGTGTTGTCATTTAGTTTAAGTGTAATACTTTTTGTCTGTTTGGACAACTCTGTAGATAGTAGCTCGATGATTTGTACTGGATCTGAAAAAGTACCTTTTATTTTTGGTGTATTTATTGTGTAATTGATACCGCGTTTGAACTTCAAGGGTAGTTTGTATGTCTCTACAATTTTTTCCAACCTCTCCAGTCGCTTGTATACACTTTCATCAACAGGATTAACACTCACTGGTTGTTGTACAGGTACCGAGTGTGGTGGTACCTGTACTGGTGTTTGTGGTGTTACCATCTGCGGTTGAGGTGCAGGGGCTTGAACGGGTGAAGTACCCATTATTTGTTGATACGCTTGCTTTGGATCAATTTTCTTAGCCTTCAGGCTAGTGCTACCTCCAACATTTTGCTTGTCTATCTCACTTAACGATCCAGCTAAATGTCCTAGCAAACTCGCAACACCAACTTTAGCGTTTTCAGATATAGGACTACCGGATTCATGATTTCTACCATCATAAGGGTTAGGTCCTTTATCAGCTTGTGGTTCTGTATCATTCGGTTCAGACATCATCCAGACCGGCTAACAGTTCTTGCACTTTGTCATCCTCTAACTCTTCATCAGTTTCAGTAGACGCTGTAGTTTCTGTTTTTGTATCGAAGTTCATAGGCACATCTTCATCCAGTTCCGGGTCTTTCTGCACCACGGTCTCAGATAATGTATCCTGTGAACCAGGTTCAATACAATGCAAGTGTTCATCAAGCATGGCTTTGAGTTCATCATAGGTTTTCACTCGGAAAACATCATCAAGCTTGTAACACGCATCATATATCTCTTTAATTCTGTTGTCATCCAATCCAGGAATTGCTGTTGGTACTAGAAATTTACTTGAAACGTATGTAGGGTAATCTCCTTGCTTCTCACATCTAACCCTGAATGTACAACCTTTGTCAGACAAATCGAAAATCCTCTCACCAAATTGATCTGCATCCTCCCCGGAGATACCTTCCATAATGATCTTGTGCAACTGCTTTCCAAATCTCAAGATTTTGACCGTATCGTTATTTTCTGGCTCATCTGGATCATTCACAACATATGCGTTAACCAACCAGTTCTCTCGACGATACACCGCTTCTGATTTCTTTTTATCTTCTGCAGAGCCACCTCTATACACTTTCATTCTATATTCTGCAATCGGATCCCTATCGCCAAATGTCGTTGGACTCACTGCATTCACGTATTGTCCGGTGGAAAAGCTTGTCCAACCATGGCTATAATAATGAAAAAATGTCTTGCTTGGATCCTCAATATTTGGTAGTAATCGTACTTCATATGAATTACCAGGCTTGGTTCTTAATATATCTGCAGCTTTGTTCGAACTGCCTTCGTTAGTTAGTGCATCTTTGATGCTTGCGAACATGGATTTTGTAAACGTACTCATTTGTTAATTTTGTTTCTTTGTTTTATTATAATGTATTGTTTTGTTTTAGTCAACTTGTTTTTTATATAGTGATTTTTTGAATTGCTCTTTGGTTAGTTTCGTAAATTTAGTCTTGTGTAATCTGTAGCAGTTAAACGCTTTCATCTGTGTATAAAACTTCAAGTCATATTGCACTTCAGTCTCTGGATACACACTATATGGTGATTTGAACCATTCATCAATATTAATATTATCGTATCTCATGAACATTTTTGCAAGTTTTTTTATCGACATATAGTCAATTTGTTCTTCTGCATTTTTCCATGTCTTTCTCAACTTGAAAGGTTTGCCTTGACTAGACCTCGTGACAGCTAACCATGCGTTGTATATTGTTTTTTCGAAATCTGTCATCTCAACTCCAACTGTTCATTTTCATTCAAAAAATTACGAATGTATTTTGATTTGTATAATGTTGGGTCATGATCGAGAAAGTATTTTAGCACCTCGTAATCCGTGTCAAGGTCACTCAACATTTTGAATGTGTCTCTCAGCGCCTTGTCTTTGAGTAACCACAAGAATATATTTGGTAAATTCATCTTTTTGTTTTTTATCACACACACAAACGAACAGAATGAAACAAACACTCTTATCGATTCTGATTCATACATTGTTGACACCGGGTCAACATTTGATATCGTGTCTTTTATGCTGCTGATCATTAACCTAACATTTTTGTTATTGACATCACCATATCTGTTATTTTACCACCAGCTGCGTATGGGTGACCTCCACCTTCAGCTATTTTTTTTGCAAGCGCACCGAGATCCACATCGATGTCTCGTTTTTTTGTCTTACGGAAGCTCACTCGTTTAGATTTCATGTTCAACACCATGCATATATCACAATCATATTTGTTTAGCACATGATGTGCAACTTCATTCAAGCATGTATCTGCTGTGACCCCACAAATGTATTTTTTCTCACCGTTTATCGGCACTTGACCTTCAAACACTTCTAGATTATCTAATACTCGCTTCACACGCTTGTTGTTCAAGTGTATCATGTTGAGATGCTCTTGTCGGAAGCCAGTGAAACCATTACCGAAGTCTCTAGCGAATTGTTGAGCCCGGTCACCAACATAGTTCCATACTATGACGTTCATGTTATATGAATCTCTCAGTTTCAATGTGTAACTATCATAATCATCAACTAACAAAATCAACATCTTTTGATTGTCATTCAGTTCAACATCCGGATACTTCTTTTTTAATAAACTGTACAACAATTTACAGCAGCTTGTATACTCTTGTAGGATTGTGGTGGCTTTTTTATAGTTGTCTTTGTTTTTTACATGTGTTTCGTGATGATCTATAATTGTAAAATTTTCATGATCCACTAGATCCATATTGCTCTGCGATACATCTAAATCGAAAATGTATATCTTATCGTAATCACGTGGATTGTTCTTTTTCAACCATCTTGTGAATGTGTTTCTGAAGTTAGATTGCGAGCATATTTCATGCTCAACATCTTTGAATCTCGTGTACCAATTGAACACGTGAAATGATCCCAATCCATCAAGATCACAATCTGTAAAAATAGCTATTTTTTTCATACAATTGTTAAAGAATATTTAACATGTATTTACTAAATATCAACTCCCTAGCATGTCTAACGAACTGAGTGTATCTGTCATGTCAATATTCTGCAATTGTTCAGATCCTTCTTTCAGCGTCAACGTGTCGTAGTTAATTTCCATTATCACACTACCATGATTTTCACCAAACCGATTTTTCATCACACCTAGCTTGAGCACACCCAAATCTATATCTTCTTCTTCTCGCCATATGCTGAAAATAGCATCGGCGGTAGCTGCCAACCCGTAACTCTCACCCACTGTATCCAATCCAGGATTTATCTCATTATATCCTTGTCTATTCAACTGTGTTGCTGTGATCACCGGGCAGCTGAAAACATAACTCAACGCACGTAACTCTTCTGTAGCATATTTTATACGCTCATAAGAGTTTGTACCTGTGTCACTTCTCAATAGATTCACATAATCTAAAACTATTGCATCTATCTCCACTCCACGATCAACTAACTTTTTAATGTAACCCTTCAAATGTTTGCATGTAATTGTACTAGGTGGAAACTCTTTAACAATAATTCTACTCTTCTTGTTTTTATTTTTATATTGTGATACACTATCCTCAATATCATCTGTTCGGTGATTCAAATCTCTTATGGGTATTTGTGTCAAGTTGGTTGTAATTCTTTTAGCGTACACAAGCTCACTCATCTCCAAACTAACTAGCAGTACACTCTTGCCTGTTTCTGCAATGTTCTTAGCAATGTTACCTAAAAATATACTTTTACCGATATTTGTCTCACCAGCAAACACATATATTGCTCGACCCTCCTCAAGAAAACCACCATCCAATTTCTTATCTAACCACTCCCAACCAGATGATATTGTACTGTCAATGGTCTTCAAATCGTTTATATGTTTGTCTATATCATCAAAATAATCCAACCCTAAATCTGTCGAAAGTGTTATACCACACGCCTTCTCAAATTTATTCAATATACTGCCTGTGTCTATATCTGCATTTGATGTTTGCTCCGCGACTTCAAGCAATGTGCTGTATACTGCCCGTTCTTTTAGAAATCTTTCAGTGTTCTCATACAATTCATCTTTGTTAAATTTTTTATCAAAATTCTCAAACAGTTTGATTACATTTCTATAATTTTTCTTGAGTGCCTCATCAATTAGATATCCTTTTATCTCTGTTAACGTCGGTGGAGTGCTGCGTTTGTTATAGAAGTCGATTACAATTCGTACTATTGCAGAAATGTCTTTATTGTTGAAGTATTTTTCGTCTAAATGATCAATTATGTTTGCTAGATAGGATTCATCTAACAACATGTTATAAGCCATTACTGACTCATAATAATCTGCATCCAATGTACTAGTTGTACTCACTTAAAAATTGGTTCTGTGATTGCTGATACAATTTATCATTAACATCAAACAAACCTGGACTAGCGTGATTGACATATAT